ATATACGAATACGAGTTAATAGCACCGCCCATTCCTTTCATACGCGCACTGGCGCAGATGTTGAGATAATCGATATAGATGATATCGGGGACAAACTGTTTCTTCAGTTTGAGTTCATTAAACAACGCACGGAAATGGTTCGCGTGTGCACTGCCCGTTGGGTATTCCTTGATGATCAGTTTACCTTCGGTCTTACCCTTGACTCTTGAGACGCGGTCATCGAACATTGGTTTGCTCAAGTGTTCGAGTTGGTCTATAGGCACGTTAAGTAGGTTCGCGTCGATACGTTCCGCGATCCGTTCTTCGGACATTTCCATCGTGAGGTATAGAACGTTCTTACCAGAACTGAGAGCCCCTGCGGCAGAGTGACACATGAATAGAGACTTACCCACACCCGTGCCCGCGAGAGCGATGTTTAAGGTCTTGTTAGGCAGACCGCCCTTGGTGATTCTGTTAAAGTAGTCCAGATCGAACGGGATGCGTTCCTCTTCTAGATGGTAGAAGTCGAATCGTGCGTCAGAGTTCTCAAGATAGTCGTGACCGATGTTGGTATCGAACGACACAGACAGTGCCTTGGTCAATACGTCTGGGATTGCGTTCTTACTGAGAGTCTGGTGTTTGCCGTCGATAATAGAGATTGACTCCATGACCGCATTGAAAACCGCACGGTCCTGACAGAACTTTTCGGTCTTCTCGACCAACCATTCCATATCTTCATCGGCACGTGTGAAAATATTGGGAAGGATTTCCATCGCATGACGATACTGTTCGTCCGGTAGACGATCGTTATCATCAATCTCAATCTTGAATGCCTCCAGTGTCGGTAGGCGATTGAACTTCCCGATGTATTTGAGTGTCTCTTTGAGAATGGACTGGTATGTCCCCTCAAAGTAATCCGGTGAGAGGAAGGCGGCGACCTTCCTCGTGTATGGATCGTTAGTCAGTAGATTCCGTAGAATCGTCTGTTGTAGATTGATTTCCGTCATTTGAACCCTCAGATTTAGAAGCTAGTCGTTCAATAATGTCTTGCAGAACATCAGCCGCAAAACTTTGTAACTCGACATTTTCTACATTATACACGGATTCGTCGGGTGTGTCAACAATATCGAAGTTAAAATTTATACCACCCATTTCTTCATTGATCTGGACATTCCGGTAACGAATCGACACGTTGTTATAGGGTGCCCGATAGATGTTAACGTTCCACATATTTTCACCACTATGTGAGACCGCTTCGAGATCGTAGTCAATCCCTTCGTTTGGTTTGTCTAAATTTAAATCTTTCATACTTCCTCCAACTCAGCAATGAGTTCTGCGTCGACTTCACTAGAATAACCAATCCTATAGGTCTTCTGTAAGAAGTCTGAGAAATTTGTTGTTTCGAAAACAGGTTCCCAGAACTCCGCGTTCAAGGTGTCCTTTGTTCGTACTTTAGTCCCAACGAGTTCGCCTGTAGTTGTGTCAACTTTTTGATACCAACCGTTAGAAGGCTTAGCGACATAACCGCCAGCAAGAGCGACATCGAGAAGACCACTATACTTTTGAACACCCCCTTCCCACGAAACTCCGATAGGAATTTTTGACTTCTCTTTGACATAACGAGATTTCTCTATATTGATAACAAAATTGTATCCAACAACTTCTGTTCCTTGTTTCTCTTGTTGACGACCAATAATCCAAATATTGTCAGCAGAGTAGTAGATACCTGTTCCACCACCAACGATATCTTTTGGAAATAAACCGATCTCTTTGTATGTGTGGTTGATTGCGATAAGAGGGATATTCTTCATCGTCAAGTATGGGGTCGCCATACGGAACAGACCTTTCAGTGCTTTCGCACGAGACATGTCTGCGACACCCTTCTCGTTCAGTGCATCCTCTAGTTCTTTCTTGGACGCAAGGTTACCGATAGAGTCGATGATAATAATCACGTCATCGTCACGGTCGAGTTCTTCCAACTGGTTGATCAGATCGAACTTGAGTTCTTCGACGTTTGCGATCGGCGTGTGTAGGACACGATCAGTGTCGACACCGAACTGTTCAAAGTATGATTGCGGAGAACCGAACTCCGAATCATAAAAGAGGACAACTGCCTCTGGTTTTGCGTTCAAGTATGCACCCGCCATAAGTAATGCGAATGATGTCTTAAAGTGTTTTGATGGTCCCGCAAGAACGGTAAGCCCAGGCGAGATACCACCATTAACCGAACCGGATAACGCGACGTTCACCATCGGAACGTCGGTAGGTACCATATCTTTTTCAGTGAAGAACTTACTCGTCGAGAGGGTCGCTGTCTCCTTGATCTTGCTGTTCTTCTTTAGTTTGTCCATTATCGACATTCTTGCTTCCTCCGAAATCTACGAATGTAATGTTGTTGACTTTTTCACGTTCATCGAGGTCGTATTGTACCCTATAATCGCTGTTGATGTCAAGAACTTTTTCAAGTAAATCAAACGACGCAACTGTGCCGTCGTCCATATCATGTGTAGAAAATCGTAAGAATGCCTTGGTGTCTTTTGGTAAACACGCACCACCGAATCCACGTTTTCCATCGAAGCCTGGTACACGAGTATGTCCCACACCTACACGATCGTCTTGTCCAACAGCACGAACAACTGTGTTAAAGTTGCACCCATACAAGTTAACCAGATCGTACAACTGATTGAAGAAGGTCACCTTAGTTGATAGGAAAGAGTTTATCGTGTATTTAACAAAGGACGCTTCATAAGCACTCATTCTGTGATAGTCATTAGACTCACATGAACCAAAGATCTCATAGATATCTACTATTTCAAGTACTGCCTGTGGTGTACCTCCCATCACGTGGAATTTTGCAGAGACGAAATCTGCCTTCGCATTCTTCTCTGTTAGGAACTCTGGGTTGTAACAAAATCTGTCGTGTTGTTCTTTGGACATGGACGCGTACAAACGATCGACCACGTCCGGTGTGATAGTTGATTTTACAACAACCAATGCGTTTGTGTAGTTCAGTGCTTTCAATACCGAACTCTCTACGATCGATGAGTTTACCGAACCGTCGTCGTTCGACGGTGTTGGTGCACATACGAAAACGCAATGTGGCTGTTCGTCTGGTAACATGGACTTGAAGTCTTCCACGTCATTATTGTATTTTTTTGGATCGATTAACATGTGTTGCACAAGAGGATGTGTAAAGGCAAACTCAACCGCCTGTCCCACAAACCCATGTCCAACTATTGCAAGTCGGAAAGTTTTTTCCGTATTGTCAGTTGCCATTAGGCATCTACCTCATTATATTTTTTATACCATTCATAGAATCGTTCTACTCCTTCCGCGATACTGACCTTTGGATTATATCCATACTGGGCCAACTTGCTTGTGTCGGACCAAGTCTCTAATGTGTCTGCCGGATGTTTAGGAGCAAGATTCTTATCCGCGTCCTTACCTGTGTTCTTCTCAATCTCAGAAATAAAGTCCATCAAAGCGACCTGTTCTCCACGTCCGATGTTGAAGATCTCACCGGACGGGATGTCATTATCTAGGACGATCTCAATGCCGTCATTGATGTCGTCGACATAGGTAAAGTCGCGTTTCATATCACCATAGTTGTAGACGGTGATCTCATTACCCGCAAGGATATTCTTGGTGAAGTCAAACAACGCCATGTCCGGTCGACCCCAAGGTCCGTAGACCGTGAAGAAACGTAGACCTGTGGTGTTTAGAGTAGAGGACTGCATTTGACACTCGTTGGCCCACTTGGTATACCCATATGCATTAAGTTGTTTACCTGTCTCTTTACCTTCAACCCACGGCACTGGGGATCCCGCGTATACGCATGAAGTAGATGCGTAAACGATACGAACGTCCGGTAGGTATCTCTTACAAAGGTCAATTAAATTCTGGGTTGCGTCAATGTTGTTCGCGTGATAACTCTTCTCTTTACCCAGAGAGTCACGCACACCAGCCATTGCGGCGAGGTGAACAATTGTGTCTGGTTGAAAATCTCGTAACAAACCTTCTAACTTGATGTCATCACGAAGGTCACAATTATAGACATTTAGATCAAAGTTTTTGACTCGATCTCTTTTCAGTTTTGGGTCATAGAGGTGACTATTAAAGTTATCCAGACCGATAACGTCAAGACCTCTGTTTCTCAATCGGTTCATGAGCTGCGACCCAATAAAACCCGCAGCTCCTGTAATCAAAACACGTTCCATTTATCCATTCCTATAAACATATTCTAGTGCGCGATCCGCCTCCACATGCAGTGGTCTATTACCATACCAGTTACCCGTTTCGCGGTCGAACTCTCTACAAAGTTCTTCTATTTGTTTTGCAGTGATCGGATACCCTCGCGAGTATGCGTTCCCTGCGATTGCGACCATGATCGCATAAATCTTTGAATACCAACCTGTCCCAGAAATCGTCTGATATTCTGCACCCATTTTCTTTGGCCAGAAAGGACAATCCCGATAAGATGTCCATCGGTAGTCGGTGTTATTTAGTCCATTTTTACGATGTTCAATTACCGCCTTCTGCATTTCTGGTGGTAATCTATCTAGGAAAGAATTACCTGTCTTTTCGACGTAGGGATGCTTCGCGATCAACTCAGAAACATTAAGTGCAGACCCTCCAGAGTTGACCATAAAGAACGAGTAGGCATTAGGATATTGCGCGGGTACGTAATACATACGCGCGAGGTCTTTG